GTTCTCAAGAATATCATTTATTCCAACTATGAGATCATTGACAAATTCCCCGACAGCTTCGACGAGGTTATCTACGGATTGGACTTCGGCTATAACAATCCCTCGACCTTGATCTGGGTAGGCATAAAAGACCAGCAATACTATCTAAGGGAGCTTTTCTATAAGACTGGTTTGACCAATGCTGATCTTATAGGAGAGCTTAAAGACAATGCTGATCTTATCAAATACGGCGAAATATACGGCGACTCTGAGGCCCCCGAGAGGATCGAGGAGATCCGCAGGGAGGGTTTTAACATACACGAGTCACGCAAGGGCAAGGGAAGCGTCAAGGATGGGATAGATGTCGTGAAGAGACATAAGCTCTTTATTCATAAGGACAGTGTGAACCTGATAAATGAGATCAGGAGTTATAAATACAAAGAAGACAAGGATGGGCATGTTCTGGAGGAGCCGGTGAAGTTCAGGGATCATTTGATGGATAGTTTGCGTTATGCGATTTATACGCATGGTCAGAGAGTGGAGATAGGTGGTTTCGTAATCGAATAGGAGGAGTTTTGAAGTCTAGAACTAGATTTGTCTTAAATTGTGATTATTGCGGGAAAACATTTGAGCTAAATAGGATTCAAAAGTTTAAACGAAGCAAACATCATTTTTGTAGTCGGGGATGTAGTAATAAATGGATAAAAGAAAATAAAAGTAAGCGGGTAATGTTTTATTGTGAATATTGTGGGAAGGAAGCTCAAAGTAGGCTTTGTTATTATAAGCGAACTGAGCATCATTTTTGCAACCATCAATGTTCAGAGAAATGGCATAAAGGCTCTAATAATTTACTTTGGAAGGGAGGAAGGCAACTAAAACCTTCAGGCTATATTATAGTATTCGATTCTATTAGTAAGAAATTTGTTTATGAACATCGATTGATAGCTGAGCGAATGTTGGGAAGGAAACTTTTGCCTACTGAGGAGGTTCATCATTTAAACGAAGATAAACAGGATAATGGGAGAGGAAATTTATTGGTTATGGATGCTAAAGAACATCAGCGTTATCATTTAAATTTAAGATGGTCAGTAATTAAGACTGGAAGATTATGTAAAGTTCAACCAGAATTATTAGCTGTATAAGTTAAGAGGTGACAAGTGATTGGGACTATTAAACAAACTAGCAAATTTCTTCTACACCCGCAAGTCCGCTAATATGGGCTGGGTAGACTACTCGACCTGGGGATCGGGTGAGGGTAAGATGCAGCCCACGGACTTTGACCGCCAGGTGAAGGCTTATCGTGACACGGTTTTTAGCTGCGTCACCATCAATGCGACCACTATGGCTGGAGTGCCCTTGAGGTTGTATGTAGCCAAGGGGAGCAAGACCAAAACGTTCAGGTTGACCGAGACCAAGCCAATCAGCAAGCAGCAAAAGGATTATCTATTCTCTGAAGCCTCGCTGCAGCCCTATCTAAGGAAAGCGGTGGACATAGAGGAAGTAACTGATCACCCATTCTTTGACCTTATGACAAACGTCAACGGGTTCAACAACCAGTTTGATTTGAAGGAACTGACGACCATATTCCTGGAGCTTACGGGGAACGGTTATTGGTATCTACCCTCAAACGGGCTGGGGACTCCTGCTGAGATATGGGTGCTTTACCCCCAGTGGATGAAGATCATCCCCGATCCGAAGGAGTTTATTAAAGGGTATGTCTTAGAAAGGGGGATGAAAAAAATCAAGTTCGATGAGTCCGAGATCGTCCATTTTAAATACCCCTCTCCGTTTAGCGAGTTCTACGGGATGGGGCCGCTGATGGGGGCGGCTAACGCCTATGACCTGGAAAAGGACATGACTGATTACGAGAAGGCTATGTTTGAGAATATGGGGAGACCCGATATAGCAATACTATCCAAGCAGGGATTGAAGGATGAGGACCAAAGAAAGAGGTTGACAAAAATGTGGAAGGGCGCATACGGCGGGCCCAAGAAGGCCGGGAAGGTCGCCGTTCTACAAGGGGATTTAGAAGTCAAGGAATTCGGCTTCCCGCCTCGCGAGATGAGCTACCTTGCTGGCAGGAAGAAGACCAAAGAACAGATAGCTAATGCCTTCGGGGTTCCCTTATCTCTGTTGACCACCGAATCAGTAAATAGGAGCAACGCTGAGCAGGGCAATTACCAGCACGCCAAAAACGCAATACTTCCTCGATGTAGAAGGTTTGAGGAGAAGTTGAATGAGAAGCTTTTACCTCGATATGATGAAAAATTATTTTGCGCCTTCGATAATCCCGTTCCCGAGGATGTAGAAATTAAACTAAAGGAGAGGGAAAGTAATCTTAAAACGGGTTATTCCAGTATAAACGAGGAACGGCAGAAGGACGGGCAGGAAGAAGCGCCCTGGGGAGAAGTCCCCTGGTTGCCGGCGACCCTTATACCTGTTGGCTCGGGTGGCTCCGGTGAAGCGGGTAAGGAAAAGCAGGAGTTTGAAGACTTGGTTAAAGGCGTCGCCAAGGAGATAGTTGATAGTTGTTTGGTGCTCGGAAAAGAAACAAGTGAAATAGATGAAAGTGAACTATGTTATATTTGCCAAAAACCAGCCTATAAAGCAGTGGTTTTTGATCCTCAACCTAGGCCAGGACAAAAAAGACTTAAGATAACGTATCCATTGTGTAAGGAGCATTGGGAAAAAGGTAAATCTGACGCAAGGCTGATGAGAACCCTACGAAAATCTGACGAGAATATTGGAGACAGTCCAACTAACGGTGAAAAATTGCGAGAGCGCAAATGGCAGCTCTTCATAAAGCGCCAATCCCCCTACGAGCGCAAATTCATAGACAAACTCAAGGAGCTATTCGGCAAGCAGGAAGCCGAAGTCTTAGCTAATATGAAGCGCTCTCCCAAAGCCGTCAAGGCGGACTGGGAGGAGGACTGGCTGTTCAATGAGAAGCTGTGGATTGAGCGGTTCGGCAAGGAAGGAAGGGTTTTTATAGGTGGAGTAGTTGAGACCGTTGGTCAGTCGGTTATGGGTGACCTAGCAGTTGGTATAGATTTCGACATCTCATTGCCAGCAGTAGTCCAATTCCAGAAAAAGTTCATTGAGAAATACTCTAAAGAAGTGAACAAAGTCACTGTGGATAGTCTAAAGAAAACCTTACAAGAAGGGATAAGAGAGGGGGAGAGTATTCCTAATCTTAGAAAACGAGTAAGTAAAGTATTTGATTTTGCCAGTAAACAAAGGGCTTTAATGATATCTCGTAGTGAAACAATTCGAGCCTCGAACTTTTCAACCGAGGAGGCTTATATACAGTCGGGGGTCGTAGAGGGGAAGGAATGGTTGGTCGCTCATGATGAACGGCTTTGCGAGAACTGTGCGGCGATGGACGGGAAAAAGTCAGGTCTTGGCAAGTCTTTTGACACAGGGAAATTAGATATTGACTTGGATTACACTGATGGTGAAATGCCTTACCCGCCCCTCCACGTTTTTTGCAGGTGCACAATTACAGCGATATTAATTGAGTAGTGAAAAAATGATAAAAAGAACTTGTAAAACCTGCGGTAAAGAATTTGACTTTCAACCATCTCCTTCACGATTGAAGACAGGTAGAGGAAAATATTGCAGTAAGAATTGTCACTATAAAGCTTTGAAGATTTTAATAAAAGGACAAAATAATCCTCAATATAAAAGAGTAAAGAAAATATGTCCTACTTGTGGGAAGGAATTCTGGCGGAGGCCTTGTGAGGCTAAAAATCAAATTTATTGTTCTCATAAATGTAGCATAAAAACAGGTCGAGAGCATCCACAATACAAAGAGAGAATAGAAAAAACGTGTCCTGTTTGTGGTAAGGTTTTTAGAGTATGGCCAGAAGAAGCAGAGAGAAGGGTATGTTGTTCTATGCAATGTAAACATAAAAATCAAAAAGTATTGATGACTGGTGCAAAGAATCCTTTTTGGATAGATGGACGTTCTTTTGAACTTTATCCTTTAGAATTTAATGAAGAGCTTAAAGAACTAATCCGTTATCGTGACGGTTATAAGTGCCAGAAATGTGGTTGTCCAGAAATAGAGGAAGGTAAAAAGCTTTCTATTCACCATATAGATTATAATAAAAAAAACTGCAAACCTACAAACTTAATAGCTTTATGCAAGAATTGTAATTTGAAAGTCAATCATAATTGTAAGAAATGGACAAAATATTTCAGTAAAAAGGTTCAGAAAATTATGAATTCAAACTCAATACAATTAAACTTTAGATTCAAAAAGGAAAAGCCCGTTGCTATTACTGAACCCATCGTGCCGATTTTGATTGAATGATAAAAAAGGAGGAAATATGAAAGTACGTATTGAGCGAGTCGAACAATATCCAGTTTACATCATTACTACAGGAGAATCCTTAGAAGGTAATGATGTAGTTGAGCTATCTGAGGATATTATTAAATGGATAAGAAGAGTTGAAAAGGATTATAAAGTCCTACAAATACTACTGGAGAATACATATCTTGAGACGGAAAGAAATAAAACAAAGACGAATAAAACTGTGGTGGACTTGCTCTAATTTTGTTCATCACGAACATTCTACTTATTTTGGGGCTTGGGTTTGTGGCCGCTTGCAATATATTATATACACTATTTTTGGTGTAGCTTTGTAGTTTATCTTTACTTTTACTGAAGTTTAACTGCGGTAGTCCATATAACTCCAAGTGCCTACCCGCCTGGCCGCACTCAGACAAGCGGGATGGACTGCCAGGAGGCTACAGTGACAAAAGAACAATTAT